GTTGTGTTTGTCCCATAAATGATTGGGACTACGATATTCGCACCACCCGAAATACGCCGAATCGTCTGACCGTTCGTCAACGCATAGAACAAAGGCCTTGCGCTAAAGATGTTGTCAGTCAACTTCGGGATGTAGTTCTTGAGGGTAGTAGACAGAATCTCGTCAAAATCAGCGTTACCCGCCATGGTCTGTCACCTTCTCTCTAGTTATGAAGAGAGTTCCTGTTTCGCATTCAAGAAAGCCTCACGAATAGTCGTAGCCTTTTCCGAATTCTTGCGGGAGGAACCAGTCTGCTTAGAACCCGAAGGCTCCACAATGCTGGCGCCACGTTTGGCTTCAGTACGTTCCTGCTCTTTTTCCAACTTTTCCGCTTTACTGGCTACACCGTCATACCGCATGTGTGTTAACGCGGCTTCAAGATTGCCTATTTTGTTGCGGAGAGCATGTTGAAAAAGTTCAGATTGGTCAAAGTCGCCATACTTGCCTTTTAAAACAGAAACCTGCTTCTCTAATGCTTCTTGTTTATGTATCCGGTCATAACCCTGCACCCGGCCTTCAAGTTCCTGCAACCGTTTGGAAGTCGCATCATCCGGTTCATCCCACGAAGACCTTGTAAGATCCCCGGGCTGTTCCGGTGCCGCACTTATTCCAAACGCATCACTAAGAGCCTTGAGTGTCGATTCTGGATCTGACTCCAGAGACGACACAATAGCCTCAGCCTGCTCTAACCTTTTACGTTCGGATGCCAACTCCTGCGTCTTACGTGTGTAATCCGACTGACGTTGGTATCCATCCCGAAGTTCCTCCAGACTGACCTGCTGCGCTTCACCATCCACCTTGACGGTGAATGATTCGCCTGCCGGTTCCTGTGGAACCTCCACTGAAGAATCTGGGTTAACCGACGTGTCGGTTCCCGTTGTATCCTCTGCCATTATTCTATTTTCTCCTTGGAGTCCTAATGGTTGCTCCTATAAGACAGCCCTGAACTGTCCCACTCGCTGGTTGCTGTCTGGGATCAAGAACCCGACCCCATTTGTTCCTGCAGTAGCCTCATCACTTCAGGCGGCATAGAAGCCGCACCATTACCGCCCATAGGCATACCCCCCGGGGGCATCCCCTGCGGCATGCCTCCCGGCATTCCCTGCGGCGCACCCTCAGGCATCCCCTCAGGACCCTGTGGCTGCATCGGCTGTTCCTGCATCAAGAACTTGTCCGGATCCTTCACCCCAAACGAATTCTGCAACACGTAACGAACCAGAGCGGCCGGATCGACCACGGTTCCAACAAACGGTGCCAAAGCCTGCATCAACTCAACAGCCTGCCGTCTACGCACAGTGTCATTGATCGGCTGTGTAGAACCCGCCTCAACACTGAAATCGAATTCACCAACAATGTCATCCCGCGTGTACGTGATAAACATGTCTTGCGGGCCAGCGATAGCGACCCGTGCCATCTGTTCACCAGTCATAAACTGCTGCATGACCTGCACGACGCGGCGCGCCACCTGCGCAATAGAGATTTCAACAATAGCCAACTTTTCAGCAACCCTACTGTTGCCTGCGTCAGCAATAATGCTCGCTTCCGTCGCTGTGCGACGAATCTCCGGCATTTGACCACGCGCATACTCTGACACGCCAGACACCGTGTTGATGTCTTCCTCAATGATCGCAGAGAAATTGTACACGTCTGCCGATAGCGGTGTTTGCGGCATGGGGATAACGACTTCATGCAGCGACTTGTTTTCATCAACAACCGGTACTAGACGGCCATCTTGATCTGATTCCAAAGCCTCCCGGCCCTCCGGGCCGAATGAGCGCTCATGGAACAAGTACTTGCGGGCATACCGTTTACGGGCGTTAACCAACTGTGAACGGGTCTTATCCAACTCCAACTGCAATGATTCGATAGATTCCAGATCACCCATCGGGTAAAAAAAGTCGGGAACATCATAGTTGCGCATCATCACAAACGGTTGACCGTAAGCGTAAGGCATCGGTGCCGGATCTACAAGAAATTCTGCACCAGACTGCGGCACAACTGACATCGTGTTGTTTTCGATATCATAAAATTCGAATACGACAGTGCGCTCATCGTCAATCAGGAAGCGTTCCTGCTCCTGACGGTCGGTGCTACCAAAGACAGGGTTCAACAGTGAATCGGCACTCAAGTTTCTACGCGCCGAAGCCTTGTATCGTTTATCTTTCTTCGCCTCATCCAAAGACCGTATGATGCGTTGCGCAATCCATTTCGCATCATCAATGCTTGTTGCTTCCGGATCCACAAAAATGTCGAACGGGGATACCCGTTCCACAAATGGCTGATCTTCGACAACAGTCATGGAAGTAGTAGGAATATTTGCTGCCACCTGCTCATCGTCAGGTAACTCGCCTGCCATGAACGGATCCTCTTCAGCGAAAGTATCCATTTCAGTCAAAGCGGTCTGAAGCATTTCTTCCCGTTCAGCGTCACCCAACTGGCGTTCCTGCTCAACGAACTTCCAACCAACCTTCAACCAGCCGTGACCGAAAATAAGGAAATCTTTCACAGACCGTTGGAAAGGCTTACGGAAATCGTGATGCCGCCACAAATAGTTGATGACCGCTTCAACAAATGTTGCCCGATCCTGATTTTCTTCCTTATTGGGGGAAACAACCACTTTCGGATAGTTGACTGACACTGAAGGCGCAATCACATTGATAGTGCTAAACGCCAAGTTGACTGCCACCAAATCTTCATTAGCGGTCGTTCTAGGCCAATGCTTACCTCGGTACAGGTCATTCATGCGACGCCACAGGTTGTCGTAACCCATTTCGTCCCGCCACCGGGCGGCACCCTCCAACTTGCGTTGAACTATCTCATACTTGTCAGCGCGAGTCAGACGAGCCATTAGAAATATACCTTATCGGGTAGACGTTCAATGTTGCGCCCAGCAGCCTTCGCTTCCTGAGCGGCTTTCACCCCGCGCTCATCACGAGTCAAATGCTGCTCATCGGAAGGCAAATGGGAACGGAAACCGCGACCCGTATCAATACGGATCCCTAAAAGTTTTTGACGCCACTCCCAAAGATCCGCGAGTTCATCCGAACCCATAGACCCCCTAAGAGATTCCGTGTATGAAACGAAATCATTAAACGTGGCATCATGTGGCAGAACCGCCACAGTTACGGACGCTTAGTGTGCGGTGCAGCGTTGTGACCCCTCAGGTCCGGCTGCGGCTTCGCAGGCTCAACCTTGCCGACAGGGCCATGCTGGTTCAAAGGAGTTACACGAGTGTGAACTTCCCCGTACCCACCAGTCTGGTTAGCGTACTTGGGGGAATCAAACCGCTGCTTAGGCGAGTTCGGTACCGCAGGCTCCCAAATCGGGTTCGCTACAACAGAATCACCACGTTCCATCCTGTTGTTGCTACCAGTGGAACCATCAATTGTCTGTGTTCCGTTTGTATGAGAAACAAACTTGGGTCTTGCCATCAGAAACCTCCTAGGTTTCGTAAAGTGTCCTAAAGTGACAGCCTAAACTGTCCCACGGACGGTGTGTACCCCGATTCGGTTAGAAGGGTTCTCGTCTGGTTTCACCATTCGCGCCCACCAATCCACAGTCCAATAGTCATCCGTCGCAGGAGCATACTCCGGCATGAAAGCGTACTGGCGCATCTGATTGGATAAAGCCAACGCCATTACACGGTCATCGTGAGGGGAACCATTCATTGATCCCCGACTAGACCTCACGTATGTACGCAACTCGGCCAACGTGTACCGGTCGTGAACAATCATTTCGTCATTACGGATTGCCATACCCAAATCGTCAATCAGCAACGGTTTCGTTGTACGAGTAGTTTTCCAACCAAACTCTGTTGAAACTTTTGAAATGGAAGTATTCAGTGTACGCTTCCGAAACAGGTTACGGTGACCCAAATGCCGCAACTGGACAATCGTTGTCAAACCATGATTGTTGGATTCCACACACGTCAACGCATTATTGTACCACAACGCCAACAAATGCACCTCGTTAGCCAACGAGTCAGGAGGAATATGACCATGCCATACAGCGACCTGCTCACCGGCACGCACATCAATAACCTGCGCACACGAATAGTCGCCGTGGGCTAAACCCTCCGCCGTATCGACACCGATACAGTACGAGCGGCCACCGACCGGTTCACGCCAAACTGTAAGCATCTTTACGAAACTCCGGAACCCCACGCGCAGGTTCCCATAGATAACCGGCCTGACCCTCTTCAATCATCGAACTCATCGCCTCCAACGAATCCAAATCAAACACTGGATTACCAGACTTTATGAACGCCTCCTCAGGCGTCGTCGGATACTCCTGCGCCAACTGCCATGACAGCATCGAATCTTTCTTCGACTGATACCATGCATCATCGCGGTCCTCAGTCGCAGACCAAGGGAAAAACATGGGATCAAACCTGTTTGACCCCGTTTCCGACCCCACCCATAACTGGTGGAAAAAGTTTCCGCTTCCATTCGCCGTACTAAGACCAATGATTCGGCCTCCGACATCAGCAACTGGTTCAATAGACGCCCATGCTTCCTCAGGATTAGGCAAGAACGCCCACTCATCAACAACAACTAGCGACGCAGACTCACCACGCGCAGGATCCGATGCCGAAGGCATCGAAGTAATCTGTGACCCGTTACTGAAAGACATCTTCTGCTGGTGTTCCACCAGCGAATCCGGTCCACGCGCCAACATCCACTCAGGCATGTGTTGAAACCCGTACTTCGACTTACGCAACAACAGTACTGATTCACGCTCAGTACGTGACAAATCAATAATGTTTTGATCATCGTGAAAGAACGCCAACCAAAACTGGTGCGCCGCAACCAGTGTAGTCCACCCAATCTGGCGGGCCTTCAAAGTCAACGAATAACGGTTATCAGCCCACCGGGTTAAAGCCTCAGACTGGGCGTCCCGAAGATTAAACAGTATTCGACCATGAGCAGGATGGGCAATATTCCAATACATGCGTAAGAAATACGACTCATCGGTAACACACCTACGCCACTCCGCTTCCTGCTGAAGTTCACTCAGGCGACTCATTTACTCGAACAACGACTGTAACAGCCGACCCAAACCCCAAACCGTGAAGGCTACAGACAAGAACGCTACCGTCACGAATGCCGAAACGGTCCACCTCACTGGCACGACTCGCATATCTCGGGATTCTCCAAACCGCATTCCAAAGTTTCCTCATCTTGAAACGGATCATACACGTCGATGGCTTCGACCGCAAACGCAGTCCGCAACTCCCGTTCCTCGTACGGCACCCACTCACCTTCCCGCAACACAAGCCCCAAAGTCACTGATTCAACGCCGCCATACCGGCACCACCCATCAAAGCGGCACCAGCCGGTGCCAGCATGCCACCAGAACCAGCCGTCAACAAACCAGCAGCGATCAAAGCAGCAATCATCATACCCTGCTCCTTACCAGACATCGCCCTGACCGTCTCAGTCAACTCCTGTACAGCATTACCCATACCACCGAAATAACCCTGCTCAGGTTGAGCGGCACGCTCAGCCATCAGATCCATCATCATCTGCGAATCCATTGAACGCAACTCCGGGTTGCGGTTCTCCATCTGGTTGACCGGCGGAGGCACAGGAGGAGGAACCACCACAGGCCCCGGAGAACGCTCCCCAGAGGCTTTCCGAAGAGCCTCCTCATAAGCCGCCTCTTCCGCAAGAGTCCTACGAGGCACCTTCCCTCTCGTCTCCTCCAACTGCTCGCGGGGACCACCAGTCCCCGGCAACTCACCCTGATTCGGGTTTATACGCCGTGCAGCATGATGCTGCTGGAATGCTTCATCCGCCGTCAAACCACGCGCCTCATCAACCATCCCCGGCGCTAGTTCACCAATAAAACCTTCATCACTTACCCCCTCTTCCACCCGCCGGGCTTTCTCCGCTAACGCCGCCTCAAGTCGGGCTTCAGCACCCTCCTCTACATAAACGACGCCGCCCCCTGCTGGGAGACCGTCATCTTCCTCTTCGACCGGGATCAGTTCGATGACGGCTATCCACTCCTCCAGACCAGCGATTTCATCAGCCAATTCCGAATCGTCATACCCGCGCAGAACTCGTTCATACGGCTGGTTAGCCTGAGAAGAACCTCTTCGTTCAACCAACTCGCCAGTCTTCGGATCCTCAACCAAATCCCAAGGATTACGTTCAGCCTCCGACACACCCCCAGTAATCAACCTGTCAAACTCGTCAAAATTGAAAGCCATGCGGTTTACCGGCAAACCACCCATAGCACCCGCGCTACTCGTGGCCTGATGCTGTCGGAATGCCTGATCCGCCGTCAAACCACGCATCTCCTCCACAGGGAAACCATCCCAACCCGGGTCACCCACCGAAGCATCCCTCTCAGCGTCCGCCCACGCAGCCTCAGCAGCCTCCGCATCCTCAACCTGCTGCCGTCGATCCCGCACAATCTCTTCCGCTATCTGACCAGTACGCTCAGTTTGCCGACGATCAAACTCTTCTTCTGAGTCGCCCTCTGCGATCTCCGCCTCAGCCATATCCTCCAAGTCATCCGCCATAGGCTCATGCAAGTCATCAACATCGAAACCCATCGACTCAACCCAATCACGCGCCCGCGCAGACAACTTAGACACATCACGAGGTTCACCACTCATACCGTACGGACGCGGGTTCTCCCGCGACCAAAACAGAAACTCCTCCAAACCCCCCATGCGCTGCACCGGCTGCTTACGCGGATCCGGCAACGACACAGACCGGTCAGGACGCCTCAAACCCGACGGCAAATCAGGACCAACCAAACGTGTACTAGCCATTCTCAACCACCCTCAAATGAGACACCTGAGCCTCCAACTCATCAGCCAACTCCAAATCAGACAAACCAGAAGCATCCCGCTCATCATCAACCACCACACGACGCTTCGGCGTAAACTTCTCCACATACTGCAAATACAACGAAGCAGCCTGTACACTCCCACCCACCGCAGCAGCATGCAACGAATCAATCACACCCTGAGTACGCTCAGGATGAATATTCAACTCAGCGGCACGACGATCCCACTCCTTCGCAAACCGCTGATCACGCTTAATGCGCCGAACAGAATCCTCATGCATGCCATTCAACTCAGCCCACTCATACTGAGTCCGAGGATCCCTGTCGGGACCCTGCAGGAGCCAGTCAAGAAGGTTAACCCAATTCTTGGGCATAGCCTTCTCACCTGTATCGGGGTCTACCCGCCATCCTTTGCCACCACCGTTTTGCGCCATGCATCAACCTCCAGTAACAAACCCTACACTGTCCCATAGTGAATCCGGCGGACCTCTGCATTCACTGATGTGGGACACTTGCCCCATATGCATATGATATGGTTCTTCCGACGACAACAAGTCGTCTGAAGAATGTACACGATTCAATGGCACGGTCATAAGCATATGCATATGGTGAACCTCTTTTCACCAAAATGAGCCGCACTGGCCCTTGATATCTATACATACACGCGCGCTGGACCCCGGCCCCCCACCTACCCCGGGTCCGGGTCGTTCGGGTCCTAATGGTCGGACGTCCTACTATTAGGGTCTCTAACTACCATCCGGTCAGGGTCGAACCAGTACGGTGTCGTACTACCCGCTGGTAACTTATCCGGGCGCCTGACGACCACTCTAAGCGGTCATATGGTGACGCTGGGTGTTATCATGGGATAATGGGGATATCCCTGTGGATATGTGAAGAAATCCTGTGGATATCTGAGAAATCCTGTGGATATCCAACATATCTGCTGGGAACCTGCTACGCTGTCTATATCCGGAAAGACCGGGTAACGACGGTAGGCATGATGCTTACGACGAGACGAGAGGAGTGTTACCAGCACCCAGAGTGAGAGCCGGACTTCGGTAGGCGACTAAACTGGGAATATGGGCTGGTCATATGGTTGGGTGAGCCCAACCGGTCGGATTGTAGGCATTGTGTCTACTCATTATCCCGGGATAATCCCGGGGGATGGAGTGAACATCATGGCAACATCATCGACAATCAACAAGTCCACGCTAGCCTTCTGGCAGAACGTGTACACAACGGCTCTAATCCACGGTCCTGATCATTTGGTACTGGTGGCAAGGGTAGGAGAGTACGCTGGCTTTTGGAGTGCTGACAGGTTCATAGATGGGATGGGTGTGACGATTCACAAGTCGAACTCTTCCAGCATGAATACTCTTGCGACGGCGATTCTGGCTACGGTCCCCGATATGGCGACTGATAACGAGGATCTCCAGCGTCTGGTCGATGGGATCCCTGCCGATATCTTCGGTGAGGGTCCGGTCGAATGGTCAACACTTCGGCGACTGATCTCTACAGATGGTGTGGTTAAGCGCAACTCTGGTAAGGATGATTTCAACGTCGTCGAATATGCTCGGGATGTGCTGGCCACTAGGCAGGGTTTCATCGCTGCAGGCCGTGATTACTACGGCGAGCAGACTGACGAGATGCGCTGCGCTATCGTTGAGGCAGGCTATGGGCACCTCTTGACCGATAAGGCTCAGGAGAAGGCCCGGGAGGCTGTGGTCGGTGTCAAGGCTGACGGTCCTATTGAGGCCGAGCCGACTGACCCCGACAAGGGTATCTGGACTGCGCTGGAGACGATCAACCGGGTAATGATGGGCGACCGTAAGTGTCACAAGGTGGCATACTTCGTGCAGGAGATGGCCAAGACTGTGGTGAACTTCGAGACTTTCGAGGTTGCTCTGGAGTCGGCTGGACTGGTTGAGACTACCGTCGCAACGAAGTAACAACATACCGGGTCGGGGCATCCTTCGGGGTGCCCCGTATCCGGAACCGATTATCACAGGATAAAGGAGGCTAGTGGTGCAGCGTGCGAGTATTACAATCTTTTGGAAGGGTGTGGGAATGTATCATCCTTCCTACAAACCGGAGTGTGGCGTGGGCGTTTCCGTCCGGGATAATCACACCGGCAAATGGTTTTGGTATGATGCGACGAATCCGACGCTGGATAGGGTGACGGATGCTGTTTGTCGGGAGTGGCGTGTGGGTCTGGATGACGTGACGTACGACTGATTATCACAGGATAATGGGGGAGACGGGCACCTTTCGGGGTGCCCGTTTCTCATGTTATCCCCGGATAAGTTTGCTAACGAGCAGACGAAAAAAGAGTAGAATAGTAGTATGAATCAGAGTAGAGGATGGACGGTGGATGGAGTGGAGTGGACTGATTTCGCTACGTTAGCGGGTCAGGCTGCTACACCTATTATTCAGACGAGGACGGTGAGAGCAGGATTATCAGGGGATAATCGTAAGCGTAGTGGCCGGGTTCGTTCTCGTAGGGTGCATCCGGATGTGATGCGTGAGATGAAGGAGGGAGAGCGTTGATGTTGGTGTTGACTCGTATGGTTCAGGTGGTGTGTTTGGTGTCGTTGGTGTTTCTGGTTCGAGCCATTGCAGTATTGTTGTGGCATGAGATGAAGGATTACAAGAATGGGTACTAGAGGTGCGGGGGCGTCTGATCGTTGGTTCTTAGGAATGTATCCTAGGATAGTGATAAGGGAGGTTAGTGATGGCTACAGCATTCATTGAGATGGGTGCCTTGGATAAGATGAATGATTGGTACAGGGAGAGGATGGGGGATGACATTCCTTCGCCGACGATTTGGGCATACACGGGTGATGGCCGAACATTGGCTATCTCTTGGGAAGGTGAAAACATGAACATGGAAGTATTCGGTGGCGACACCTCCGACACTTTAGGTATTGTGGAGAGGACGTTCACTGATTGGGCCAACTGGTTGGAAGGGAAGGTCTTGTGATGGCTGAGGTAACGCACACTAACCTGACGGTCATTACCCTTAACGAGATGGAGGCCAAGCAACTACAGTACCTCTTGAACAACCATCCGACCCTGATGGAGGATTACCCGGCTATCTGGTCGCTGGACCTTGGGCTAGGTGCATGATGGCTGTTGAGATGCATGATGGTGGTGGCATGTCGATTACCGGGGATGATATTTACCGGTTCAGGTGGGTCACGGTGAAGCACGCTTTGCAGTTGGAGGTGCATACGGGGATGACGATGAGTAGGCAGGGGTCTGTGTTGCCTATTGCGAAGCAGATTGTGGAGGGGTTTGGTTTGAAGCCTGCTCGTACTAAGGTGAAGGTGTTGGAGCAGTTGACTGAGTTGTTGGAGCGAGTGTAGTATCCTAGGATAAAGGAGATAATGTGATGAGAGTTGGTCCGCGTACCAATATGGGGCATCAGTGGGGGGAAACCTCTGACAGTGACCGTGTGGAGTGTGTGTGGTGTTTGTGTTCTCCCCTCAGTAATGATGCGAAGGCTACTTGTGACCGGTTTTTGGAGGCACAGCATTATGAGCAGGTAAACCATATCCCGAAGGAGGGGTTAGATGACTGATTTTCGCATGCCGGACTCGTGGTATGACCCGCCTGATGACCCGTGCGAGGAGTGCGATGGCGAGGGGTGCCGCATGTGTGTTGCTGAGTTGGCATACGAGTGGGCAATGTCAACGGATCCGCGAGTATGAAAGGAGAATGGGATGAGTGAGCCTATGAGACGGCCTCGTGTCGGTGAAATGATTGTGTACACGATGTTTAGTAATACGACACGCACGTGTCGTGTCACTGCTGTGCATGATAATGTGAAGAATGGGTTTCCGGGGTTTGATGGTATGACTCCGGGTGGTATGTTGTGTTGGGGTTATGATGATCAGGTTTCTGATTATCTTATGATAAAGGAGGTGGAAGTGGAATGAAAATTGATGTGCAACCTGACGTGAATTGGTTCAAGTTGTCCACTGATCGGAAGGTGGCGTTCTTTGCGCGACCTAAGGGGAGTGTGTCAACTAATGGGTCACCGGATCCGAATTCGTTCGGACTCCCCATGGGCAGGGAGTGGTCGTGTAAGGATGCGACTGATTGGTGTGAGGGGGTTTGTTACGCTGATTTGCCGTGGCCGAGTGTGCAAGCATTGTTGCATCATAATTGGGACATGTATCAGCAGAATAAGCATAGTGTGCATCGTTTGGTGGGGATGCTGCGTCCGTTGGTTGAGGAGTCTCGCAGGTGGGCGCGTAAACGTGGCGAGCCGCATGTGTTTCGCTGGTTTTGGTCTGGTGACATTCCGGGCCGTAACTTTGCGACTGCGATGCGTACTGTCGCGTTGTTGTATCCGGATTCGACGTTTTGGGTGTATACGAGAAACTTTGATGCGGTGCCGTCGTTGGGTCCTGTAGATAATCTTGCCGTGTATTTGTCGGTGGATCGTGACAACGTGTATGCGGCTATTCCTGTGAAGGCTGCTGAGCCGTGGGTGAAGTTGGCGTTTTGTGGTGATACGTGGGATGAAACTGCTGGTCTTGCTGCCCTGTTTGAGGGTGAGCGTAAAGGTCCTCGTTGCCCGGAGTTGACGGGAAAAATCCCGTTGCTTGTGTGGGGTGACGGTGGTACAGGCCGGGGGGCGTGTGTCGAATGCGGCATGTGTCTCACCGGGATCAACAATGTGAGGTTCGCCTCAGGGGAGTAATGGTATGGCTACAACATTGAATCCGTTCAGTAAGACCCGGAACGTGGAGGATCCTTACGCCACGTATCGGGGTCATTATGGTTGGGAGTGGCGTGTGCTTAAAACGTATCAGCGTCCCGATAAGGAGGAAGGTAATCAGTATGCGCGCTGGTTTTGTGCAGTGAAGTCGCCTTTCACGTTTGATAGTTTCGAGATGGGTGACACATATATTAGTGATGTGCTTGCGCAGAGTTTGCTGGTTGATGCCAGTGAGGAATGGGTGGAGCATTACGTGGATAAGGTGTCCGTGTAACATTATCCTAGGATAAAGGAGATAAGTAATATGAGTAGGCATGAGGTGACGATAGGTGATGCTAGTGTCACATTTGAGCAGGTTGAAGTTGAGTTAGATTACAACGATATCCTGTTGAATATTGAAGACACCATTAGTGAGCGGATAACAGATCAGATTAATGATGAGGCGTGGGATGCCGTGTCGATTCAGGTAGACGACTGTGTTGGTGAGCACTTGGAGGATTTGGAGGAAGCAGTGTGGCAGGCGATCTCCCGGTTAGACAGTGCGGAAACTGACGACAATGTGTGGGCTGCGGCTGCGAGAGAATACTTGTTGAGTGTCACACCACAGGCGTCAAGGTCACGGGATATGCGTGCCATTGTGCGGGAAGAACTGGCTGCCGTCTTGTTGGCGTTTGCTAAGGCAGTGAACGCACAGTTGGGTGCTGAGATCACGGTGGCACCCGGTGACTGAACTAATCAAAACGCAATGCAGGAAATGTCCGAGAATCATGCGGACGGAGGTTGACGGGATACAATTGGAGAAGTACATGCAACGCATCGGGCTTCTCCAAGACATGTTCCCTGACCACAGCGCCAACCAGCGGGAAGCAATTTTGGGTTACCGTGGCGGCTACTACCTGTGTCCAGAGTGTTGGGACAAGACGTTTGCGGATGAGGAAGAGTAGTGGGTTTGACACCTGCCGGTATGGAAACCGCTTTGACACGCAAGCAACTGTTGGCTTTGCGTGCTGCCGAAGAGGCACGGCTGCGTGAGAAGTGGGCTGAACGAGAGGACAGGCTGAGTGCTGATATTACGTAACGGATCGGAACCACTGATGTGGAGTGTCAAGAGTGGTGTCCCCGGTGGCAGAAACTATCTTGGCGTGGTGTTAGCCAAGTGGGCTAGAGGGGGTCACCCATTCGTGGTGTGGACCATGCATTCCGACGACGGGCGCCTTTGGGACTGCGAAAGAGGCTCGTATTGTGATACAATCAGAGATGCAACACAGGTCTTTGCCAATAGGGCAGAGGCTCCTGCCGCACGCAATTTGGCGTGGTTGGAGCAGTTAGAAGAAGAGACAACCAACACGAAAGAGGTTACTGTCAATGAGTAACATTTTGGAGACACTACCGGGAAGAAGCAGAAGCAGTTCTTACAACTGGGATCTGTGGCTTGATGGTCGTGTACACGAACTGGTATCCGGTGAAGATTTCACTGTCGCTACGGGAAGCATGCGTGCAATGGCATTCACCCGTGCGAAGAAGATTGGGGTACC